TATCAAACTTATGGTTGAATATTGGGACAAGAATGTAGGAAAGCACTTCACAAAAGAACGCGATTTGAAGATTGCTAATGCCGTTGTTGAGATATTTAGAAATGCTGACAGAATAGATGTGTTCAACAAGAAGGCATTATATCTATATATACGAGAGATCGCCGACTGCCAAACTCAACATATCACAAAAGTGATAAATAAAATGTCCGGGCCTCAATCAGTTATAAAAAGCGAATATCTAGATCGCGGGGTTATTGAGGCATAATTATATATACAATAGACTATTTATAGTGTATGGAAACTCATGAATTTGAATTATACAAGGGAAAGAGCTTTGCTTCTTTGTGCAAAGACATTGTATCCAACTCGGAAGAAAAGAAGAACCAGATTGATATATTGATTACTGATTTGCGTGAAATGATAAAAACCGTAAATGATGCCGTTACTATTGTTCCATTGCTGAAAGAATATTTTGACGTTGGAATTAGAAATGACGAACAACTAATCAAACTTGCCGCCATCGTTCAAAGATTGATGAGCGGCAAGATTGGTCCAGATGGAGAAGGCGGTGGAGCTATGTTAACTGACGAAGAAAAGAAACAACTTATGTCCGCTATAGAAGAAACTGCCAAAGCGGTAAAAGAACCACAAGAAACCGCCAAGGATAAATCAAAATAAAATGTCATATACACACACAGACCGTCGCAGCGATTTAAATATCAAGCAAGACGACTTACTTGCGTCTAAAAGATTTGTTATTGAACGTAAGCCAGATAGTTCGTATTTTTATGAATTAGAAGAAGCAGTTGTGTTGGATGTTATATTAGATGAATCACATCCGGAATTCAGAAATACAGAACTTGATGTAGTAGATTGGCCCCCAAATATTGATGGAAGTGAGCCAATTGTTGGTGACAAAGATTATAGTTTGATTGGCAGAATAAAGTTTAGATTTCTAAACAGCGAGCGCGGCAAAGACAAAGAACAACTTGCTTGGGCATTTCCAATAGAAAATACTGGAATAACCGAGTATCCATTGATGAATGAAGTTGTTATTGTGGGCAAATATCTAAACAAATATTTTTATACAAAGAAACTAAACTTCAAGTCTGTTGTAAACAGCAATGCCAGTTTTATAACTGAAAGAGTTTCTGGATTTGTAGAACAGAATTTTGATGAGTACGCGGGAAATGCAGAAACTCCAATGAAAGGTCCAAAATCTACCATGAATTTTTCAGGTGGTGAAAACTATACAGGAGTTCTTGGAAGTTATTTTAAATTTAATCATCATATCCGCGCACTCAAGAGATATGAAGGAGATACTATTTTAGAATCTCGTTTTGGATCTAGCATAAGATTTGGAGCATATGATGACAATAGAAGCAACGACGTTGGTGCTGGCGGTGAATATAAAGATGGTGCGGGAAATCCAATGATTTTATTTAGAAATCGCCAAGCACCTGTTAAAAATGCACAAGGATTTACAGCAAAAGGTTATACAGCCGAAGATATAAACAACGATGGTTCGTCTATACATTTTACTTCGGGTAAAACAATTTCTAATTTTAAGCCAACGACGACGCATCCGATAATATACGGAACTTCGCCAGTACAGTTACCAAAACTAGATGGCGACCAGATTGTAATAAACAGCGACAGATTAGTATTTTCGTCAAAAGCCAATGAGATGTTCTTCTTCTCAAAAAAGAAAATAGGAATGACCAGCGATGATTCAATTTCTATATCTTGCAAAGATAGAATAACACTGACCGCGTTAAAGACAACAACCATCAATTCCCCGAAGATATATTTGGGAGATCACGGTAAGACGTATGAACCAGCATTGTTAGGAAGAAGTACTGTGGCTTGGATGTATTCAATGTGTGATTGGATGTTATTAAACGTAAATAGTCAGCTAGAAGTGCTTCTTGCGTTGCAACTACATACCCATATAACAAAAACCGGACCGACATTACTTCCTATACTTCCGCCAGCATCTGTTATGTGGGCGGATCAAATACTTTCACTAAAAGCGCAGCAAATCAGTTTGCTTGCACTTCGATCACAATTAAGTTCATTGATGAGCGGAAGAGTGTTTGTTGCAGGAGGGGATGATTAAAATATATGCCACTACTAGAAGCAACAATTCCAAAATTTACAGCACCGACTATATCTTTACCAAGTGTATCAAGTAAAGTGTCCGTCGGCTTGGCTATTCCATCTTTTTCTTCTGTACCGGCGTTACCTTCTCCAAAATTATCTCTAGGCTCATTAACTCCAACGGTAAATTTTACAAATACTTCAAATTTATCGCTTGGTAGTATTTCTGCCGCCGCTGTGCCAACAAGCATAGGCGGTCTTGCCGCAGCCGTCGGTGCTCCTACAACATTGGCGGGCGCTGCCGCCGCTTTTGGAGCGCCAACTTCAATAGGAGGAATATCCGCCGCGTTTGGTGGACCCGCATCTTTGACAGGTGCATTGGGAGCAGCCGGTCTTCCAAGTTTCAATACGGTTTTGCCAAAACTAAATTTACCAGCAATGCCAAAAATTCCAGGTCTTGACAAAGCGGGCATTCTTCTCGGCGCTGGACCAAAATTTATAGCGGATAAAATTACAAAGTATACAACTATAGTTCCGCCATTTGCACCGGGAATTAAAATAAACATGGCTATGGTCGGTGGAGCGATTGCTATAATTTCGGCGCTGTCTTCTGGAAATCCAAGTGCTATATTAAAATCGTTAGCCGAAGATTTGGTAAGTGAAGCGGTTGGAGAATTAAAAAATCAAGCAGGTGATATGGTAAAAGGAGCGTTGGACCAAACTGGTATATCTGGTATGCAAGATCAACTTAAAGGAATACAAGACTCTGTTGCCGGTGCAACTGGTGCGGTTGAAGGAGCCATTTCCGGAGCAACTGGGGCGGTATCTGATGCAGCAACTACGTCGGTTGGTGGATTGACCGGCAACCTGTCATTATCAAACATGACGCCGTCCGTAAACTTGACCGCCGGTACATCAAATTTAAGTTTATCCGCAATATCAAACTCAGTATCAAGTACAACATCGGCGATTGGAAGCAAAATAACCGCATTCAACACGCCACCAACAGGATAATTATCAAAAATAGGTTATATTTATATAAGGAATCATATATATGAAAAAGACAGAACTAGTAGAAATCATCAGAACAGTCGTTCGGGAAGAAATTAATAATTCTCTCCCGCAATTTCTCATGGAAGTTTTGGCAGAAAAAATTTCCAATCAAACGGTATTAAGTGAACAAGGTGCCACCGCACCAGTTCAACCAGCGGCGGCTCCTAGAAGAAGCCCAAGTGTTGCTCTAGATGCCCCACTAAAACAGGCACCCGCACAAGCTCCTCGCATCTTCTCCACGAATCCGGCTCTAAATGCTGTGTTAAATGAAACCGTCGGTGGCTTGCCATTAGAAGCGGACACAGGCCCATCGGCAATGGATACCATCGCAAATCTACCAAAGCAAGTATTGGCAGAAAACAAAGAAGTTGCAGCAGTAGCAACCGCATTAACCCGCGATTATTCTCAAATGATGAAGGCAATCGACGCTAAGGCAAAAGCAAAACGTATATAAAATGGCAATCGGCACACAACCATATGGCATAACTTTACCCATAACACATGGGCCGCAAGGTTATTTTAACCAAAGTTATAGTGTGCTTGAGCAAGTAAAGTCTAACCTCAATTTGTTGTTAAAGACAAAAAAAGGAGAGCGTCGTATGAGTCCAGAATTTGGATCTGGTCTATGGTCTGTTTTATTTGAAAATAACACAGAAGATTTGACTCCAATCATCGACAGCACTATCAGAAAAGATATTGCTCGTTGGATGGGTTATGTTAATGTTCAATCTATAAACGTCGAAAACAATCAAGACGGCAACTATAACAGATTAAATGTTTCTGTTTCATTTACGGTTCCGTCAGCTGGAATCACCCAAACTCAAAATTTAGACGTAGCAATGACCACCAATAACATATGATTTTAGACACACCAAAATCTTTTCAGCCAGGCAAACGAGACATTAAATATCTCAACAAGGATTTTTCACAGTTAAAATCTTCTTTGACGGAGTTTGCTAAAACATATTACCCAAACTCATATAAAGACTTTAGTGAAGCATCTACGGGTATGATGTTTATTGAAATGGCGGCATATGTTGGCGACGTGTTGTCATACTATATAGACTATCAATTTAAAGAGTCTATGCTTGCAAATGCAGAAGAACGTCAAAACATTATTGATTCTGCACGCTCTTTAAGTTACAAAACAAAACCATCAGGTCCAAGCGTGACCAAATTAGATGTGTATCAATTGATACCAGCAAAATTGGATAGTGATGGCAATCCATCACCTGATACAAATTATGCTCAAATAATAAAACCGGGCATGGCCACCGTTAGCGATACAGGAGTTCCATTTTTGACTAGCGTACCTGTTGATTTTACAGTCGATACCAAGAATGATCCATTGGAAATTTCTGTATATCAAAGAAACCCAGCGGGACAACCAGAATTTTATGTATTAAAGAAAACGGTTGATGCATTCTCTGGACAAATTGTAACCAAAGATGTTTCTGTTGCTGCCGCTACACCATTTTATAAGATATATTTGTCCGACACAAACATCATTGAGGTGTTTGATGTATATGACTCCGATGGAAACAGATGGAATGAAACAGATTATCTTGCCCAAGATTTGGTACCTATAGAGTCTGAAAATATATTCAAGAATGATATGTCGCTTTCAACATACAGAGACACTGTTCCATTCTTGTTAAAATATTTAAGAACTTCCAAGAGATTTGTTACAGGTGTTCAAGCAGACAATACAACATTCTTGGAATTTGGTTCGGGCACAAATATTTCAGACGATGAAATTATTGTTCCAAATGTTTACACCGTGGGCAAACCCTCTACATTCAGAAACGAAAGTGTTTCATATGACCCAGCGAATTTCTTGTCATCAAGAGCATTTGGACAAGCACCAAGTAATACAACACTAACAATTAGATATATTACCGGCGGCGGATTACAAAGTAATGTAAACGCAAATTCTATTAAGAATACAACCAACATAGAATTCTTCGGAGACATCACAGAGTTACCAGTGTTTGAACAAAATTTAACAAGTCTTGTAAGACGTTCTATTAAAGTAAACAACCCAGTTGCGGCTTCGGGTGGTCGCGGCCCTGAAACGGATGACGAAATCAGAAACAATGCATTGGCAAATTGCGCTTCGCAAGGAAGAGCAGTTACACAAAAAGATTATGTTGTAAGAACATACGGAATGCCTTCAAAATTTGGTTCTATTGCCAAGGCATATGCTGTAACAGATACTCAACTTGATCCGGCAAATATACAAGCACAGCCAAATGACACTGTTACAAGTTCATTCTCACCCTCTAGTATAAATACAAAGTATATAGCCCCAAACAATCCTTTTGCTGTAAACTTGTATATTCTTGGATATGATACTAACCAGCGTTTGATCAATACTAACGAAGCTATTCGTCAAAACTTAACAAACTACTTAAATCAATACAGAATGCTCACAGATAGCGTCAATTTAATTGATGGATATATCATAAACATTGGTGTAGACTTTACGATTGTTGCTTATAAAAACTATAATAAGCGTGAAGTTTTGGCTAACTGCTTAACTTTGGTTCAAAATTTCTTTGATATAAACAATATTCAATTCTGTCAACCTATCAATTTAAGTAGATTGGAGCTAGAAATAGCCAAAGTTGACGGTGTACAATCGGTTTCTTATCTAAAAGTCAAGAATTTGACTACCAGAGACGGTGACTATTCCCCGTATGAATATGATATAATCAAAGCAACCAAAGACAAGGTTGTATATCCATCCGTTGACCCGTCTGTATTTGAGGTTCGCTTCCCATCCAAAGACATTGTTGGTCGGGTAGCATAAATATAGCCCCAAATATATGTTGGGTGTATATTTATAAAGTAAGGAATATAGCACATGCATTACTTTTTATATCCAACCAAAGATACTACCATTAGCAATGAGCCAGAGTTCATGTTCAAAAACATGGGCTTGGACGAAATTCTTGAAGTTGAAAAACGGGTGTCTTATGGCAGCTGCTCAAGCAATAGTACATATTCCACATTGATTTCATTTACCAGTTCAAGCATTGAACTTTTAAGTGGATCTATGTCAGGCTCTTTTAATTCAGGCTCAACCGATCCAAAAGTTGTATCAAGTTCATATATTCAAACCAGTCAAGTTACTCAAGGTGCTGTATTGTCTAGAGCATTGTTGCAATTTGATTTAAGCGACGTGTCTGCTTCTATAGTATGCAACGAGATAGTAAATCCTCGTTTTTATCTTGTTCTCAAAACATGTGAATCTAAAGAAGTTCCTGTAAAATATACACTTGCGGCATATCCAATTTCTCAATCGTGGGGAATGGGTTCTGGATACAAATACGATGGTCAAGCTGCGTCTGATGGAGCAAATTGGAAGTTTTCTGATGGATTCTCTGAAAAATGGATGAGCGGTTCTTTGACAGATTGCAGCGGAGGTGGTGTGTGGTGGGTTTCATCAAGCCTACTAGGTTCTGGTTCTGGATACGCTCAACCGCCATACAACAATCCATACAATCCATTTCCAAACTGCGGAGACATTTATGTTCCCCCAGCAACTTCATCTTATATATCACCAGTAACGGGTGGATATGCTTGTACTCAATCGTTTGATTATCAAACCAGCGATGTTCGTATGGATGTAACTCCAATTGTAGAAGCATGGCTAACAAGTGGAATTAAAAATAATGGATTGATTGTATTGCACAGCGACGAATCAAGTTCTATTGATTATGGAAAATTGAGATTCTTCTCTAAAGAAACCAATACAATATATTCTCCATATATTGATGTTTCATGGGCAGATGCTATCATTGAAACCGGTAGCGCAGATCCAATTCAATTAAGAGATGCTGTTGTTGATATGAAGAATCTTGCTAAAGAATATAAGCACGGTTCTATTTTGAGAATGGATGTAACTTCAAGAAAGCGTTATCCACAAAAAACATTTACCAACAAACTTTCGGATTATTTGACTCCATATTATTTACCAAGTTCAAGTTTCTATTCTATCAAAGATGCCGAAACCGAAG